ATGTCAAAGGGTAAGAGAGAATTAATAATTGAGATCGGATTAAAACAATTAAGTATCCCAGAAATAAGAAAAGAGTTGGATAATTTCTTAAAGGAAGCAGGTGTTAAATATTCTGAAGATGTTAAATTCTATTTTAACGTAGACTCTAAAACCGTCTATGTTGTTACCGATAAAACTAATTTCGAGGTTAAACTATGGAATTAATATTAATAGGATCGTGGATTGGATTTACTGTTATTGGTTGTTGTGTTGTTAAATTTAGGGGTAAAGGTGAAAAATTAAGAGTTATGAGTTGCAGACGTACTTTAAGACAGTATAAGAAATTAGATGAGGCAGATAATAAATCTTTATTTTAATAGGAGGTAATTATTGTGGCTATAAGGGAAAGTATGAAAATAGCTAAATTCGAGAAAAAGTGGATAAGCTTAATGAGCAATCTAGGATTATATAATAAAATGAAGCAGACTTATAGCCTTAATAAGACTGAAATTACAAGCTATGGGTACAAGGCATTAATCCTTATTGTAGATGGATTAAGCTTAGAAAAATTAGAAAGTAACAGGGAATATATCCAAGATAGTTATGGTTGTATGTGCGTGTTTAATAAGGCTAAGAGAAGTAATTTAATTGCAGCAGAATTTATATTTACTACGCCAAGTAAATTGAAATTTGAGCCACTAGAGAAGTTGAAACCATGGCAGATATATTTAGGAAACAACTATACAGGAGAACCAATATTAATGGATATGGTAAAATGGCCTCATATTCTTGTTACTGGCGGCACTAGATCGGGAAAATCTAAAATGACAGATTGTATATTAACTTCATTAGTAACTAACTGTACCGAAAAGGAACTTGAATTGTATTTGTGCCAAGTAGCAAAGAGTGATCTGATCTTGTACGAAGATTGTAAACAGACTAGAGCCTTTGCAGAGACATTAGAAAAAACACTAACTGTATTGGAACACATAGAAAATAAGATGGACGAAAGAAGTGAATTAATAAAACCATTCCGAAAAGTAGCTAAGGCAGATAACTACATGGATTACAATAGAATAAGAGCAATGGATAAAATGTCTACAGTATATGTAATTTTTGATGAGATGAGTTCCTTATTCAATACTAAAGGTTGCTGTAAGGAAGAAAAGGAAATGAAAGAGATAATTGTATCTAAGATAGAAAAGATAGCTCAATATGGTGCAGGATTAGGCGTATTTCTTATATGTAGCCTACAAAGACCAACTGTAGATAATATATCATCATTTATTAAATCACAATGCACTTGCAAGATTTCTTTTAGGCAGAATAATAGTAAGTCAAGTGAGGTGGCTTTAGATGATCCTAGTATGGCACTAGGACTAGATCAAAGAGAATTTATATATTATACAAATAATTATAATTATGGATTAGTTCCATTAGTCGATAATAAAAGCATTTATACAGCTATAAAACCTTATTTACAAACTAATCATAGAGATTTATTCCGAGATTTAAAGATAATAAAAAACATTAAAAAAAGCAAAGAAAAATCCGAGGAATATACACCTACACATATCTATAGTAAAACTACAGAAGATATATTGAAAGAGAATATAGCACAGATAGAGGGGTATGTACCGTATAAGCCTTCTGATAATGTGATTGTAATAGATAAAACTAAGTTACCAGTATTAACAGAAAAGCCTAAAAAGGGAAGGGAGAAAATATGATTACGGATAGAGAACGAGAAATAATAAATTTTATATGTGATATTGGATTTATAACTATAGAACAAGCAGGTAAGATATTCTATTCAGGTAGTAAAGTAAGTTATGATCTAGCCAGAAGAAGGCTTAAAAAAATATCCGAAAGTAGCGACTATATAAAAAAATTTACTAATTCGGAAACTAGACAAATTATATATATACCCAAAGAAAGTAAATTAAAGAAATTATCTAAGCATGACATTTTAGTAATAGATTATTTAGCAGAATTAAAAAGTTTAGGTGCTGATATAGAAAGAATAGAGGTTGAGAAAGATTTTGGTGGAGTTATACCAGATGCTTTAATCAGTTTTACTTTTAATGGATATAGATACTATCAACTATTAGAAGTTGAATTAAGACATGATTATGTAGATATTAATAGATTTATATTAATAATAGATAAAATCCTACGAGAAACAAATAATGTATTACCTTTAATTGTTATAATTCAGAATACAAATAAAGACTACAGTAAAGACAATAAGACAGATATGAATATAGTACAGTTAAAAACATCCTTAGAAGATGTCGCTAAAGTACTAATTTGATATATCCACGAAGTTTCCGTTAAACACGTTAAGATAGAGCAGGTGTAAGCGACTTATAGTGTAATTTTATAAAATCCCGATGGGAGGGGATATAAGGGGAGTTCCCCTTAGTACATATCACAAAAGTTTAATTTTTGAGATGTGCAAAAGGAAGATATAGTATCTATAGACAAGCTATATTTGTTAAATAAATACAATTATATTGGTAGTTTGTGGTTAATTATATATGACTTGTACAGGCTCATATAAGCGTTTTGGTATAAGGTCAAGTTTTGTGCTTAATCCTAATTCAGGACACCTATATGAGATGTATAGCCCATGTATAACTACACTAGAAGCTATAAAGTATAACTGTTATTTATTTAATTAGATATAAGAATTACACTAAAGGAGGCATATATTATGCACTTAGGCCAACTATTAAAAGAAACTATTATTTTACTTATCGCTATGAACGTGATTTGGTTATTAATTCCGAGATGGATAAAGAGGACTATAAAAGGAGTTACAAGGCTTGTGTGGGCTATATTTAAGGAAGTAGATATTTATGCTAAGAGGGCATTTAAAAGCCTAAACAAGAAAAATAAAAAGGCTATTCCTAAAGTGCAGGAACAACCTTTAAATGTGATCACAGTTACTTATCCAAATGGAAATATTAAGAAGTATCCAAAGGCTAAGTAAAAAAATTTAGGAGAGGGGGAATTTCCCCGTTTCCTTCTATTATCAATAGTATAACCATTAAAAAATAATTTATTCGGGGGATTAATTATGAACGTTACAACAATTATTACAATGTTAGGAATTGGAGTTGGTTCAGCAGTTGCAGAAAAGGTATTAAATGCGTTTGGTAAGTCTGATATGGCCAGTTTCATTAACATATCAGGATTGGCAGGATTAGGAGCCATGGCGGTTTATTTTATAGTAGAACTTATAGCTAAATTAGGTGCATTGCTATGATAAGCTTAATTAAAGTTGGTGCAGTTGCTTATATAAGTCAAAAGGCATTACGATGTTTTGGTAAAAAAGATTATGCAGACGTTATAGCCTTCTGTGGTTGGATCTGCGTAGGGATTGAGCTTTATAGTCTAGGATTAAGTATTTACGCAGCAATAACAGGAAGTGAAATATTTTCTTTAGTAGAAGGAATAAATAACATACTAGATAAAATTATAGCTTTCTTTAGTTAGTAAATAGGCAGGGTTTTAATTAACCTTGCTTTATTTTTATTTATATAATATTCAAAATAAAGATGTCCCCAAAATGTCCGTCTCTTTGTTTATTCCTCTAATAAGCGTTTTTATTTTGGAATAGCATATAAAATTATGGTTATACTTATATAAATAAATATATGTGTAAAGTCGAATTATAAGGGCTTGTATAGGTAGGATTAGATGTTAGAGTTAGATATGTATGATTATGTTATTGACTACATTGAAAGTGAAAAGGGTATAAGGATATTGCAGAATGAAGTTGATTTTAGAACTTGTTTAAAGAGAGTTGATTTATTTGGAGAAGATAAAAAGTATTTTTATGCAATAGAAATGAAAAGAGAAGGAGTACCATTAAGTGAAATAGAAAAAGATTATGCAAATTTGGATATAATTATAAAAAATAATAATATTGGTAAACCTATAAAAGGAATTTTAATAGCATTTGTAGATAATTTGAGTTTAATTAAGAAGATTAATAAAAATGATAATATTGAAATAATATTATTTGATAGTGAGTGCTTTAAAACAAGTAAAAGGGGAACTAGAAAATATTTATCTAGTGAATATAAGTATTTGAGATATATATTTGTATTTATTGAGAGCCGTGAATTAATATCCTTTAAATTTAGTAAAAATAAGCTTGAGGTTGAATATAAGGTAAAGTATAAGAATTATTTGTATTTAGGACATTATAATAGTGATAAAAATGCAATATTAGGTGATTTAATTTATATCAAAAATGATGAGGATGGAAGAAGGTTATATTTTATTGAGAAAGAAAATGTAAACTATAGAAGATTGGATGAGGAAATTAGAAAACTTAAGCTATATAGTGAATATGATAGTGAAACAATTGCATATTTTAGTGTTGAGAAAATTTTATCATTTAAACAATTTAGAACTTTAAGAGATAGATTTAAAATCATTCATAAAAACCGGGGATTTGAATTATTTATTATATTAAATAAGAAATATAAACCTGTAATAGAAAATAGTAAACAAGAAAAAAACAGAGAAATTTATAGAGTTAAATTATTAAATGAACTTGCGTTTTATGAATTTAATAATGTTATTATAGGTAAAAAAATGTATAGGCCAATTATTAATATGTGTGTAGGAGTGGATTTTAATAAGATAAAGTTAACAATAGAAATGGAAAAAGATAATTGTTATAAAGAAATTACATTATATAAAAAAGTAAAAAAAATAAAAAGGATAGATAATATTTCAATTTATATGATGCTAGATCCTAATATAATTGCAAAACTTGAATTTGAAATATATATAAAAATGAAGTCAGGATGGAGAATAAGCGAAGAGTACTATAGTTTAGCAAATACAGAATTGTATAATAAATATAAGAGAGAATATGAAGCGGTGTATGAAGAAGAATATATAAAAGCTAGGAAAGTGATAATAGAGCAGCTATTAATGTAGCTACTCTTTATTTTTTTATTATTTTAATTTCATATCCAAGAACAGCTAATATATCCTCAGCATCTCCAAATTTTATATCATCTTTATTTAATTTTTTACTCAAATTTTGTGGGCTATAGTCTGTGTTATTTTTATTATTAAGCATATCGTTTAATTGAGTTATTGTAATATCATCATCAACCATTATTTTTTTTATTTCCTTTGTAATATTCATATGTATTCACCTACCTTATATTATATTATATCATATTTAACCTCAAATAGAACAACCAAAAAGTTTAAAAATATAAAATAGAGTTAAAAAAGTTACTAAAAAGTATTGACTCAACGAAACCAAAAGGTTTATAATAAGTACATAAGGTTGATAAAACAAACAGGAGGAAAAAAGAAATGAGTAAAGAATTAATTTGGGATTATGCAAAGTGGCTAATTAAAAATGGTAGACCAGATACATTGTCTAATTTTAAAGAATTTAAAGAGGTGAAATAATGGAATTAAGATATCATATAGATGCGCTCGGACTATCTGTTAGTTGTAATAAAATTGAATTGGTAAAAACCGAGGATAAATTCTTAGGTAATTACTTAGCTTTGATTGAAGACGATATAGTAAAAGCTAGAATTTATTTAAACGAAAGCAGTCTAGTATTAAGTGATTTTAATAAAAAAATAGCAACCAAATATTACTATGTAGTTAAAAAATAAATATGAGGGGATGGGTATATGGAGGAAAAGGTTATTAACTTAGTAGGATTAAAAGAGTTAAGAAGGCATAATAAGGAGCAGTTAGAAGTGTTTTATTATCTGGGAGTTCTAGGCAGAAAAACTTTAAAAGATGTAACTAAAGAAGATAGAAAAGAATTTAAAGAATACTATAACTTCTTAAAAACTCAAGATGAGTTTCAGGTAAAACTAACTATTCTAGGTATAGAAAATAGTTTTAAACAAGTTATTTAAAATTAACATAATAAATAAAATGGAGAATATGAGGGGGATAATAAAATGAGAAATAATAAATTAAATGAAATGCAATTAGAAGTGGCTTGCTTTTTGCAATGTGCAGCAGAGGATAATAGAGATATATTAATAAATGGGGAAATGGTACAAGTTAACAGTAATAAATTTAACGAATTTTGGGATAAAATTATTAGCGGAATTATAACTTTTATAGAATTTTTAGACGAAGAAATGACAGTATTATTTGCAGACGATGAATATTACAAAATTGAATTGGTGTAACTGTTGCTAATGCACTTTCTAAATTGATATTAATAGATGAATACCAACAGGAATACATCTATATAGAATAATTTAGTTAAATAGTAGATTTAGATAGTTAAAAGATGAGTAAATATATCTCAAAAATAGCATAATTCTTTTTAAAAAATTTTAGAAGGCCTTTTTTGAGATATAATTAAATGGTAATAATTAATCCAATAATTAAAGGAATTAAAAATATGAATAAAAGGGAGAGAATTAAATGAAAAGAGTTATGATTATGAGTGATGGAGAAAAAGATAGAGAAGCTATTTATAAGTGGATTGACGAAAACATAGTTTTTCTAACAAACGAATTAAGGATAAGAATTAAAAAAGCAAATATAAAAGAATATGCACAAAAGTGGGTAAATTTTAAATTTATAAATAGTAATAAATATGAGGTGGTTTGTAGAAGTAAAAATTATAAGTATGTGGAGCTTTTAAAGATTGAAAATGAAAGTGATTTTTCCAAAGAAGAGCTTTGGGAACTATATACTGGAGAGCAAAGAGGATTTTCTTATATTACCTTTATAGACTCTCTGTTATTAGATTTAGAAGAATATTTAATAGATAACGCTTTATTTACGCTTAGCGATTTATGTCCTGAATTTTTAAATAAAGAAGAGTTTCCATCATGTCTATTGGATGAAGAGTTCTATAATATTATACGAGAAGAAACTTTAAATATAGATTTTATGTCATTAGATATTTAATTTTCAAGGGTAGCTTAATTGTTGCCCTTTTTAATTATCCTGTAGCATTTGTCAAGCACCTTTAAACCTAGTGATACCAATGGTTGTAGCGATTCTAATTTAAAACAAAAAAGCATAAAATAACCCCTAACATAGTTATATCAATGGTTGTAGCGATTCTAACAAAAATGTGTAAATGGATAGGAAAAAGAACATAAAGATGTCCTAAAAATGCAGCACATCATTTTTTTCATAACCCCGAAACCGTTGGTATCACTAGCTTGCAGAAAATTTATCAATGGGGCTTTATGGTAGAGAGTAAAAAATAAAATTCTAAACATTCTTAAATAAGTTCATATGAAGAACCTGTTTTAGAAATGTTATTTACTAAAGCACAAATATGGATAGAAGTTTTAAAAAAGGGTAACCCCTTTTATATATTTTTTTTACAACATCAACGTTAATATTAAAAGGAGGAATAAAAATGATTAAACAACAAATCAAAGAATTTAAAGAGAAGTATGGTAGTTCAACGGCATGGATTTCTGGAAAGATAGGTATAGATAGATCTATATTATCTACATATTTAAGCGATACAGCTAAAAGAGAACTAAATATAAGTCAAGTAATTAAAATTGAAGAAGGTTGGAATAACTTTAAGTCTACACTCGAAGAAAAACGCTAAAATTTAAGGTTAAAATCAATTTTAAAAAGTTAGACAATAAAGATATGTCTAAGATTAAAACGTCTCAGGATATGATTTAAAAGCAAATAAACACTATTTACAACAATATGCAAATAGTGGTATAATTAAATTTATCTATAAAAACGTATAATATAACCAGAATACTATAATATTATAATACATTAATTTTATAAGTAAGTCAACAAAAAGTTTTATAGGTCGGCTAAATCCTTAGCCTTCCAGTATAGGTGGATTAAAATAATAATCTAATAACAATCGAAGGAGGATAATAATGAAAAAATGGTACATAATTAAAACATTTAAAATGTGCAGATATTTACAAGAAAAAGGCTTTGAAATTATAAAAATAATGCCTAATAAAGAAAATCCTAAATGGAATGTTTTTGCTTTTGAAGATAGTAACGAGCTTAGACAAGCTATGGAACAATATAAAAAATAATCTAATAATAATCTAATAATATCAAGGGGGAAAAGAATTTATGAAAAGAATTAAATTAGAAATGGTTAAAATGGTTAAAGATCAAGAAGGAAAATGGGAAGGAAAATTTGAAAAGCATATAGATTTAAGTGATTCTTATATGTTTAGATGTTTTGAAGTTTATAGGGAAAATGAAATAAATAATAATGAACTTTTAGAGGGAATTATAAAAGTTTCTTTGAGTGAAGAAAATGGACTAAATGAATTAATTGAAGGAATTACATATAAGGGCGAAAGATATATCGAATTAAATACAACACCATCTGGAATGAAAATAGAAGAGCATGATGAAGTATTAGATTTAGATTTTAAAATACAGTCAATTTACATAGCGGAAAAGTATAAAGATTTTATAGAAGAATTTGAAGATACTTTAAGCGGCGGAAAGATAAAAGAAATGGAAGGTAAAAATATATGTACTAATAAAGAATATACAAGTAAAAAGGCTTTAGGTCTAACAGGTACAGAAATAGTAAAATATATGCCTAGTATATGCTTTGTAGATGAATTTACATATAACAATAAAGAAATGTATAGCTATATAAAAGATGGTAAATTAGTTGCTGAAGAATATGACATGTCACATATTATAAATGATGGCGGTGGACTAATGTCTTCTAAAATGGCTGAAATTATTAAAAACTCTATGAAGGTAGATTATGATGTAGAATTTGCAATAATTCGTATGTATCATGGTCTAGCTGTAAAGGGAGTAGTTTTGAATTTTGATTTTGTGAAATATTTTAAAACTAATTATAAAGCTGATACGGATACTTTTAAGAAGGAAAATGATAGATATTACATAAAAGATATATTCGGATGTTTGAGAGATATAGAAAATATAGATATGATACTAAACAGCACCCAAGCTAAGTACATAAATAAGTGGGATGTAGCATCTGGTACTAGGTGGGAAGAAACAATTTATCCAATATACAAGGATAGTAAATATAATGATTTAAATAAAGCTATTTATATAAGTAAAATAAATAAAGATCCTAAGAAGTTAAAGAATAGAATAACTTTAAATTATCAAGTTTTACAAAATTTAAACGTAAGTGCCGAAGAATTAATTGAAATAGCTAAACCAATAATAGAACAATACAAAAATGTTATTAATATGAAGGATATAAACTATTTAAAGTTGGCGCTAGGAGACTGGTTAACTAATATAGAAGAAAGCGCAACAATAACTAATAAATTAGATTTAATAATAGATAGAATTGGAGAAGATTGTTTAAAGTGGAGATACATAAGACATACCATAAAATCTCAACTTATTAAAAGATTAAATCAATTAGCGGGTGGAAAGATAATAGTAGACGGAGAAATAACAGTAGGAGTATGTGATCCTATTACTTATTGCAATGTTTTAATGACTAAAGATAGAGGAAATAATGGATTATCTAAAGGGGAATTTAGTCAGGGTGGACAAACTGGTGAAAGATTGTCTTATAGAAATCCAATTGCGTATTATGCAGAAATTACAAAGATAAATTTAATAGAAAAGGAATTATTGAAAGATTATACACAAGAAATACTATTTATTAATTGTTTCGATGATTTTTTATTTCAAAAAAGTGGAGCTGATTTGGATGGAGATTTATTTGGAATAGTTAATAATAAAATTCTTATTGATGCAATTATTAAAGAGGAAGCACCATTTATAAATGTTGATGATGGTGATACTGTAAAACATTTATTTACTAAAAAACAAGTATATGAAGATATTTGGAATAGTGCAGGTAATTTAATAGGTAAAATAGCTATAAAAAATACTAAATTGTGCGGAAAAGTTAGTTCTTATAATACTTTAATATATAAAGATGGTACGGTTAAAAGCTATGATGTTGTAAGGAAAGAATATTTAAAAAGTCTGAATAGGAATATTGATAAAAAAGAATTCTTTAGGGTTAATAATTATATTTATAGAGAAGAAGATTTTTATTTATATGATTACGAAGAAGAAGAATGTACTTGGGAAATGCATTTAAAGGTAATAAATAACTTGTGGGATATGTATAATAATGCCTCGACTGAATTATTTAAAAAATATATCAAAGAAAATGATATTAAATATATTTGTGAATTTACCGAAGATGAACAAAAGAAGTATAGGGAAATTGAGTATAAGAATTATAAAAATGATTTTTTTGAAATATTATTAGCTTCACAACTGGCAATAGACAAGCCTAAAACATTATCAGATATTCCTAAATGGTTGATTAAAGATTTAAATAAGCATAAAAAATTATATAAACCTAGATTTATGCACTATTTAGGAAAATGTGAATGTAATGGAAAAGGAAAGATAAGTAATTGCAAAGATATAATTAATAAAACAAGTAATAATGTAATGGATAAGTATTCAGCTTATATTGTAAAAGAATTAATAAATCCATTAAAAGATATTGCAAGTGGAAATACCGAAGGAACTAAAGCGTTTATAAAAGCTATTTTAGGTGATAAGGAAGCTGATATAGATGAAAGATTAATTAATATTTATGATGAAAATAGTAAAGCTAGAGAGTATGTAAGAAAGGTTTTAAATGGTAATACCAAAGAATACAATAAGATAGATGTAGAGACGTTTAATAAAATAAAGGCATTAGATAACATTGGCATTGATGTAGTTGCAGCTACTTTGAAAAAGAAAAATGCAACTATTAGATTTATGACATTATACTTTTGGGACGATTATTTTTATCAAGTTTTAAAGAATATGGAAAGTAAAACAGACACATTAATTAAAGTTGAAGATGGTGAATACGCTTGGAATGGTGAAAAGTATAAAGCTATAAAGAAAGAAAAAGAGGTAGGCAATTTGAGTAATAAAGAAGAGATATTGAGTAAGTTAGAAAAAGAAGGATTAGTTAAAAAAATAAGAATAATGAAGTTAACACATCAAGAATTAAGTAATGAAGCTGAAATTAAAGATAATGAACTTTACTGTAAAGGAAATAAAATTGGAGTTTTATGTCCTGAATATTTAGATAAATTTAATGGAATCTATAAAGTTAGTTTTGATTGGAACACAAAAAAGAAAGAGTTAGCTTATGAAGAAGCTAAAAGTGGTACGGTTTGGTTAAAGGTTTGTTAGGCAGGGGTGCTACCCCTTGCCTTGTATTAGTGGAGATTAAAATTTATAAGTCAAGAAAAGAGAGGTAAAAAATAATGAAAAATACAAGTAAATATTACATTATAAAAAATAAAGACATAGCTACAACAATTGAGGTATTAACAGGACAACATCCATTTATGTACCCTAATAAATTTGAGGAAGGTAGCTTTGTATATAGTTTTGTTAATGATGAAAAATTTAGAGAAATATATGATTTAGTAATGGATTTACTACATAAAAATGCAAATAAAAAGTAAAGGAGAATAAACTGAATGAATAGAAAAATGGTAGAAGGGCATGAGGGGTTACTTACAGTTACAAAGTTAATGAATACATATTCAATAAAATTTAAAAATGGTGTTATCAATTTATTAGAGGGCTTTCCAGGTTGTGGAAAAAGTTATTTTATGATGAATGATTTTATAAATAACACTGCTCGATATACAGACTTTTATAATGAAATATTAAACTTTAAGAATAGATTATCTGTGGTTTTATGGGTGTGCGATACTAAAATGTTAATGGACTCTGTGATAAATGATTATCCCTTAATAGCTGAAGCTAAAAAGAAAGGAATGTTAATTGAAGCTAAAGAAAGCTCTAAATTAAAAAAGTTATTAAGTGAAGATAATGGCACTATAAAGGTAATAAGCTATCAAACATTATCTTTATTGGTTAAAGATGAAAAATGCAATAATTTAATAAAGAAGTATATAAGTTGCATTATCATGGACGAATTCCACCAGTTGTTTAATTATTATTATGATTTTAAATCTAGTAATTTAGGGCTATTAATAAGTAAATTAAATTCTTTAGCAGATAAAGTTTTGATTATTGCAATGACGGCAACTAGACAGCCCGTTGATAGATATCAGTTTAACAATAACAATGAGTTGAATATAAGTAATGTGCTTAATGATAGGTTGATTGAAAAATTGGACAGGTACTTTATAGATAGTAAAAAATATTATCATTGCGGCTGGAATATGATTAGAGGTATAGATTGGGATAATGTCAAGAAGAATAGATTAAAGGTATTAATATATACGGATTTTATTTCTATAGAGAGAAAATACAAGGAATATTTAGAAACTTTAGGATTTAATGTTGAGTGGCTATGTAGTCCTACGGCTGGCAATAAATATCCAGATATAGATGAAAAAACAGGAGAGATTGTTGAAAGATTTGAACCTACTATGAGCGACGATCAAATGCAATTAAGAGAATATTTAATTAAAAATAATGAATTGCCTGTTGATTTAGATATATTGATAATAAATTCAAGCTACCAAACTGGATGGAACTTAAAAGATAAAGATGAAAAAATACAAATTGTATTGGTAGATTCTAATAGAGAAGATGTGCATGTACAAGCAGTTAGAGTTAGGCATGATATACTTTTTTGTGGCCTTAAATGGTCTAATGTAGATAAAGAAGGTAGAATGTTATATAGCAATGGAACAAGTAAACAAGAATATTTTTACGAAAAAGGGCAAGAAAGGCAATGGTATTGTGATGAAGAAGGGAATTTAAAGTCTTACGATATGTATGTAGAAATACCTAAAATAAATTTACCAGATAAATTTGTTGGCGTTAAAATATCTGATGCAGATAAAAAACATATAGTTTATAATTATGCTTTTGCTCCAGCAGGAAAAAGCGAAGCAAATTGGATTGATGTAAAAAAGGATTTAGAGAAACAAGGGTACATAGTAGATACAAACAATAGAAATGGAACTTACATATATAAAGCAGGGCAAGAAATAAAAAAAGATAGTAAAAAGGTGATGAAGAAAATGAATAACTTTGAATTATTAAAAGAATGGCTGTTAAACGAATGGGATAGGGTTAGAATTCCTATAACTGAAGTTAGAGATTATTTAGATTTTGGAAGAAAAACATGGGATAAAGTAATTAAATCCGAGGAGTTTAGCGAATTTATTAAAACAAATAGAATCAAAATAAAAACCATTCCTAAAATGGGGAAAACTCTATATTTTACAACTTATTAATAGGTACTTTTAATCTCTCGGAAGTGGCTCTATGACTGGGTTTGAAGGTGTTTTTTGCGTTTATAAATGTACCGTTTTTACGCAAAATTGAAGATTAATATATTAATTTTAACTTTTGCGTAAATTTGGGACATTTGTAGAGTGAAAAAATGCCCTCAAAGCTAGTGATACCAACGGTTTCGGGGTTTTGAAAGGTAGACAATTTTTTTATTGCACTACTTAAATATAATTCAGACATTATACCATAATTATATCATTTCTCTAAAGGGAATTCAAGGAATAATTTAAAATTAAAGTTCTAATTAAGGGTATGTATCTTTTGCATATCCTTTTTTTATGCAAATTAATAAGAAAAAACTAATTTAGAATAAGAAGAGAGGTAAAAAATAATGGAAAATAACAATAAAATAGAAATTTTAAATAAAGGGATTGTATTACGTACTTACCAAGAAGAATGTATTAATGCTATAAAGGGAATGCAAAATGGAGAAAAGAAAATAGCTTTTCTAGCTACAGGCGCAGGTAAAACAATTATAATGAGTTATGTGGCTAGTTTAGAAAAAGGTAGAGTATTGATATGTGTGGATCAAAGTGAGTTAAGAGAGCAAACAATAGATAAGCTGTCTATTTTTATTCAAAGAGAAGAAATTGGAAGTGTGCAAGGTAAATTTGATGAAGTGGATAAAAGAGTGATAGTTGCAACTAGACAAAGTTTAATTCATGGTAAATCTACTAGGTTAGATAGAATGATAGCTAATGGTGAGTTTGATATGCTTCAAATAGATGAAACGCATCGTGCGGTGGGACAAGTTAAAAAAATCATAGATAAAGTTGGAGCTAAAAAGGTTATTGGATATACCGCTACTCCATTTAATAAGGAACTATTAGAGGTATATTCCGACTTTGTATATAGAAAGGAAATAATATCTTTAGTAGAAGAAGGATATTTATGTAGTCCGAGGTGTTTAACTATATATACTAATACTTCTCTTGATGATGTTTCTACGGTTGGTGGAGAATTTAATTTAGGGCAATTAGATAATGCAGTAAATAATAATTATAGAAATAAATTAATAGTAAATAAATACATAGAACTTGCTAAAGATAGAAAGAAAACATTATGTTTTTGCACTAGTATTGAACACGCAGAGGAATTAGCTAATGAATTTAATAAAGCTGGAATAGTAGCTAAAAATATTGATTCAACTTTATCTCCTGAAGAAAGAGCTAAGACAATAGCAGATTTTAAAAAAGGAAAAATTTCAGTATTAACTAATATTGGTGTGTTAACAACAGGCTTTGATGAACCTAGTGTTGATTGTATAATAATGGCAAGGCCAACAAAATCTAAAATACTTTTTACTCAATGTGCTGGCAGGGGGCTTCGTATATATGAGGAGAAAGAAGATTGTCTTATTTTAGACGTATGCGATGTTACTACTAAAAATAAAATGAATTTAATGACAGGTAGAAGTGTTTTTGATTTAGATGAAGATGAAACATTTATAGAAAGAAAAGAACGTATAATAAAAGAACAAGAAGAATATGAAAGAAAAGAAAAGGAACGTAAGGAAAGAGAAAGAATTGAAGCTAAAATATTACAAAAAGAAATCGACTTATTTAATGAAACAGTTGAAAATATTTTTAGTATAAGTAGCCTCCACTGGTTCTTTACTGATATTAAAGGAATTGATATTGCTATATTGTCTACTAATTCTAAAGAAGATTATTACATATTAAATAATGGGAAAGAGTTTATTTCTTATAAGAGAATTCAAAAAGAAAATTGGGAATATGATTTAGAAGAAATAAATAATTCAGATAATTTAAAAGAATTAGTTGAGGAAATTGAAGGTGTAGCATTAGAGAAGGGATCTAGTTTTATTCAAAAAAAATCCGAATGGAAATATGAAGAAGCTACAGAACTTCAAAAGAAAACTTGTAAAGCTAAAGTAAAAACAAAATGGGGTGCACATTGTTTCTTTTCTAAGAGAAATTGTTATTTTGCTTTAAAGGACTTAATTTAAAGGTGTTCGTGCTACTTCACACCAGTATTGGTGAAAATAGAATATTTATTAGAAGGATTTTGCCTTATTATGTAGAATTATATAATTATGGTTAATTTAACTAAATAAATATAAGGGGGTAAAGTCTAATGGAAGAAATATTATTAAATAGACTTAGAGAGTTAGAGGAAAAGTTAGAATTTTCAATGAAATATAAAGGGCTGGAAAAAACGATTCCTTTTGAAGAAAGAAATACATTAGTAAGAGAAGACTTTGAATATACTGTTTCTGAATGGTTAGATAATGTAAAAAATGATATTGATAAAATAATGGCTTTGTTTTAATAAACTGTTGAAATTTGATTAACCTCTATAAATATGGTTATAATATACAATATGACTACTATTTAGGAGATTTTTTATGCCAAAAGTTAATAATGTTATTCAGCAAGTTTCACAATTAAATACATATGAGCAAGAGAAGGTATTTGATTTTTTAAAGACTGTATTGGTGTCAAATGGAATAACTAACTCTATAGATGAAGAAATCGCTGAAAATAGATTTAACAAGGGGAAGTGCTGTCCTTTTTGTAATCATGACAAAATATCTAAGTATGGAAAATATCATGGTAAAAATGGAGTTAAGCAAAGGTATAAATGCCAAAATCCAGAGTGCAAAAAAAATTTCAATGATTTTTCTAAATCCCCAGTTTCAAGTAGTAAAAAGGGATTAGATAAATGGCTACTATATGCTCAATGTATGATAAATGGTAACACTATTAGGCAATGTGCCGAAATTGTTGAGATTAATATTGCAACAGCTTTCTTTTGGAGACATAAAATTATAGACGCTATTAGAAAATTTATTGGCTACGGCTCTCTTGAGGGTGTTATTGAACTCGATGAGACATACTTTGCTCTTAGCTATAAAGGGAATCATAGCAAAAGTTCTAATTTTACTATGCCAAGGGAATCAAGAAAGCGTGGCAAAGAAATAAATACAAGAGGTACATCAAAGGAATTTGCCTGTGTATTATGTGGTGTAGATAGATTAGGAAATATATATACTGGTTTAATATGTGATGGCAGACCTAACTATACTGATATAAATAGGGCTTTATCAGAGGTTGTTGAAGAAAATTCTATTTTATGTACTGATAAACATAGGAGTTATATCCCATTTGCGGCTCAACATAATTTTGAATTACATCAAATTAGGGGCGGGAGAAAAACTGTGGATATTTATAATATTCAAAGAGTCAATGCTTTTCATAGTAGCTTAAAAAGATGGATAAGAAAGTTTAATGGTGTTTCAACCAAGTTCCTAACAAACTACCTATTTATCAAGAGTAAATTTATAAAAAGTAACAAAATACAAAACTTTTAATATAATACACATATATAATATGTATTAAAAGCTCCGATAATTTAAATTATCGGAGCTTTAGTTTATAATTTTTAAGATTCTTTTTAATTTTTGGAGGATTTAATAACTTTTATCATTGATTTAAAAGGAAAGCGAATCATGTCAATTATTACTCCATAGATAATAAATGTTACTAAATGTGCGATGTACATATTAAAATTAGGACCTTCATTCCATATGATATTTCTGAAACCTTCTTGATAAACAAGAAAGTTAAGTATCGGATTTAATCCTATCAATAATATATTTTTATCGTCATAGCCCATAAAATTAATTAATATTATAAGAATACTTAATACTATAAAAATACTTATAAAAATAAAATTTTTTAATATTTTTCTCATAAAATCTCCTTCAAATGAATACCACTATTCATTTTTTCTAATTTATTTAATTATAGCATATTATTTACAAAATTATAATTGTTTATAAATATCCGCATAATTAATTTTAACTTGCTCTCTAAGTTCTTTATTTTCTTCTTTAAGCTTTTTAATTTTTCTTTTTAAACTTGCAATTATAGCGTCTTTTATCATCTTCCAACTTTACTTCTTGAACCTTCATCGCTTGTTCACCTTCTTCAATATTAGATTAACCTATCCTTCTTATTTTATACTTACTATACTATTTATTCTTACTTTGTTTAGTATTTATATTATATAAAAAAAGATATAGGATTTATTAGTTATTACACTAACTATCCTATATCTATCTTACTCTATTTAAACCTATTTTGGTATAAATGGACCCAATTATTTAAAACAGAAATGGAAAGAAATAAACCTAAAAAGTTCTTTATTCATGCTAATTTCAACACTATTTTAAAACAAAGCCAAAATAATTAATTAAGGGTAGTTTAAATACTACTCTTTTTTATTATCTTTTATTACAGGTGTTCGTGCTACTTCACACCAGTATTAGTGGATAAATGTTGTTATAGCTATTTAAATTTAATGGTTATATAGAGCATTTATGCTTGATTGTAGGTGTTAATCTATGCCTGCGAGTGCAATAGCATGGCCTTTTAGACAGTCAAGAGCTAAAGGGTTAAATAACTAGACAGGAGTATTCCAAAAAGTTATAAGATTCGCAGTTTATAACTCTGCGTTAAAAAATAGTTGTCATTTTATTAGTGTAAATTTTTACTATCTAATAATTTGTATTTGAATATCATATAAACTAGTTGCTATTTTCTAGTAGTGCAATATTTTGTCATTTATTGTACTGTTCCTCCTAGAACATAAAATAGCTGTAGTTAAAGGTGCAAAGCATCTGCTCGTAAGAGTTTAACTGTAGAAGTCTAACATAAAAGACAATAAAGAAATGTATGTCTTTAAAATTCTATTTAGGAAGCAGTTCGCTGACTGTTTCTTATTTCTTACAGACAAGGGCAAGTCTTTAAAATGCCCACTCCTTTAAGGTAGAAATAATAGCATCATTTTATAAATATGGTGTTATTATTTGTGCTTTAAAAGGCAATTAAAAAATGGGAGGCGGATAAAAATGATAAATATATTAAGTTTATTTTGGGTGCTTGTTTTAATTGGGTATTTTGGATTGCATATAATAGTAGCGTTTTTTATGTTCTATGCTATAAATGTAGGGTTACATTTTATAGATGCGATTGCAGAAAAACTGATTAGTAAAATAAGTAATATTAATAAGAAGAGAGTAGTGTAAAACTATTCTTTTTTATTTATTAGAGAAAATATAGCGGATAGGGCTACACACAATGTGGGTACGCTTTTGGAATTAAAGAAATGACTGTAGAAGAGATAAATAAATTTACTAATAATATAGATTTAGCAGAGTTTTATTTTAAAAATAGGGTATGTTAATTCGTACTATTTTAGGGGGATAGGGTATGGGAATTGATGAGATTTTAGAGAGTGTTGAGGAGTACATAGAAAATGCAAATATAAATGAAATAATAAAAGAATTAGAAAGGATAGAAGAAAAATGTTAGGATTTTTTAACAAGAAAGATAATAATGGAAAAATAAAAAGGAGATAGAAATGGAAGAAAGAATATATAGAACTTATAACGTAACAGATAAAAGAATTGCAGATAAACTAATAGAGATGGGGAAGTGGCAGTATTTTACAGAGAATAAGCCACATTGGAAATATCCGAATAGGATGCAGAAAGTATGGTGCTTCGAGTTTGATAGAGATTTAATTAAATTAGTTAAGGATATTAAGAAAGATTTATATGGCAATTTATAAACATTGTCCAAAATGCGGTAAAATAATAAGTATAAATGAGAAGTACTGTAGTAGTTGCAAAGAAGTAGTAGATAATAACAACAAGAAAAAATATAGTAACTATAATAAAAAAAGGTATAGTGATTTAGAAGAACGTAAGTATGTTAAGTTCTATAGTTCAAGTGAATGGATAAAAATAAGAGACTATATAAAAATACGGGATTGTGGGTTATGTATTCCCTGCTTTTACTCACTATGTACCAGTGGTAATGTTATATATAAAGATGAAGATACTTGTGCAAGTGAGTATTCTCATCATATCGAAGAGTTGAAGGAATGTTGGAATAAGCGTATTGATGATATGAATTTAATAAGTGTATGCAGTTGCCATCATGACACAATACATAGAGAATATAACAAAGGAATTAAAGAGAAAGAACAAATGCAGAAAGCGTTGAGAGAAATACTTGATTGGTATTTGAAAAATTTTTGTTTCTAAAATTTAAGCAATAGAATAATATAAGATTTAATTATAAAGGGTTTTATATTATACGGTGTGTTTATTTTGGAAGTATATTCACAGAAATAGGGGGGCTATGGATAGATATTTTGAGAGAATATTAAAAATACCCGGTTCAAACTTCCAGTTAGAAAAATTTCCGAAAATGAGGATTTTATAAGACGGCACTAAATTAACTGTGGTCTTATTTTTATGCAATAAATTAGTGAAAGGAGGTTTTTAGTTATGGCTAGACCATCAAAACCGGTAAATTTACAAACTTGTCACTTAACTCAAGAAGAGAGACAAGCAAGACAAGAAGCAGAAGCAAGGTTAAAAGGAGGAAGTGATAAAGTAAAGCCTCCTTCATATTTAAGCAAGGAACAAAAGAAAATATTTAAATACATTGTTAAAGAAATGGAAGCAAGTGGTGTATTAGCTAACTTAGATATTTATATTTTATCTACAGTTGTTATCGCAATAGATAGAATGCAAGTAATAGATAAAATGGTCAATAGTAATCCAGAGTTGCTTGTAGAAAGAAAATTATTAGGAACGCGCAAAGATGCTGAATCTGCATTTTTTAGAGCTTGCACTGAATTAGGATTAAGCCCTACGGCTAGAAGTAAAATAGCAAATATAAATGTACAAGCACAAGTAAATGCAGATGATCCAGTTTTAAAAGCATTAAGGGATGATGATTAATGATATTACTGGATAAGGCATTAGAATATGCTAATGAGTGTGTTAGTGGTGAAAATATAACTACTTGGGAAGTAAGAAAACAATGTGAAATATTTTTAGAAGATTATAAAGTAAATCAATATAAAGATGATTTTGAATTTTATTTTGATGAAAAGAAACTAAAGAAAGTTAATAACTTATTAAAGTTATTTAATATGGCAACAGGATTTAATGAAAATGAATCAGCACTATCAGCAATTTGGGGGTTTCAAGCATTATTATTAGTTAATATTTTTGGTTGGAGATACAAAAATGATAGCAAAAGATTTAGATACCGTGAAGTATTACTATTTATACCGAGGAAAAATGCTAAAGGAACTATGTGCGCTTGGATATTAATTTTAGGAATGTTATTAGAACAAAAGTTTTCTAATTTCTTTAGTATAGCAACTAGTAAAAAGATTGCGGCCGAACTTAGAGAACAAATTGTACAAATAATTTCAACAAGTCCAGCAATAAATAAACACTTTAAATGCAGTAAGCAAGAATATGGAAAGGTAACATGTTCCATAAAGGGCAGTAAATATGAGCCTTTATCTAGCGATAGGGATAATAACTTAAACTCTTTTAGAGGTACATATTTGATATTGGATGAAGTAGGTGCTTTTACCACTAGAAAGGCAACTTCTACATTAATATCAGGACAAAAATCAGTACAAAATCCTATGGCTTTTTATACTACTTCAGCTTATGCAGAATCCAATAGTATTATATATGAAGAGTTAGACTATTATAGAAAAATACTAAAAGGTGAATCAATAGATAGAACAAGATTTTGTTTAATATATTATGCAGAAGATGGAGAAGAATATGAAGATTCTGGAATTATTAGAGCTAATCCTTTAAGATTAGAAAGAAATATAGGGGAGATAAAACAGCTTAGAGATAAAGCAAGAATACTACCATCTTTACAGGAAGACTACTTAGCTAAATCTGTTAACAAGATGTTAGAAACTAAAGCAGAAAATGAACACTACTTAGATATGAGTATATTTAGAAAATATAAAAAGCCAAAGCAATTTATATATGAAAAATATAATGGTAGAAAAGTAAGTTTAGGCGTTGATTTATCTAAGACAATAGATTTATCCTCAGTTTCGATTATGACTAAGGATGATGATGGATATATATACTGTAGCAGTTTGGGTTTTATTCCGGAAAATACAATATTTAGTCCTAATAGAACCGAAAAGATTGACTATTACGTTGAAGCTAAAAATGGAAATGTAAAGATACAAAAAGGTAATACAATAAGAGTTTTAGATATCTGTAATTATATTAGGAAGATAGAGGAGGCTTATAAGTGCGAAATAGAATGCATTTATTATGACGGAAGTTATGCTGAAATATTAGAAAGAGAACTAGAAAATGATTATGATATGCTAAAACTCAGACAAACGTATACAGAGTTATCTAAGTACTATAAAAAGTTTAGGGATGATTTATATGAAGGAAAGGTCTTTTATGCTGAGAATAATTTATTAGATTATTGTGCTTCTTGTAGCCAAGTTTCTACAGGTAAAGCTGGAGATATAATGGTTTTAAAGGATAGAAAAAATAAGTCTGAAAAGATAGATTTATTAATAACTATACCTTTTGCATATGCACATTGGTACATAGAAGAAGAAGAGTATGATGCTGTTAAAGCATTAATGAGTGAAGATTGGGGGTAAAATAATGAAGAAGAAATTAAATAAATGGTTTTCGAAAACAATATCTTGTATTAAAATAAATGCTATTGATATTTTAGTAGTAATAGCATTGTTAATAATAGGAGTAAATTCTTGTTTTATTAACCTTAACTTTGGATTTTATATAATAGCTTTAGAGTTGATTATTCTAGCTTATGCATTAAGTAAATTTAAAGGAAAGGAGGTGTAGTTAATTGAGTTTATTTTTTAATAAAAAGGAAGAGAGGGCAATAAACTTTTTTGATGTATTTGGTTCAGCTTCTATAGAAGAAACAGGAGCTATGAGGGAATCAGCTTATTTGAGTTGTTTAGAATATATAAGTAAATCAATAGCTAAATTACCTTTGGAAATTTTGAATGTTAAAGATACAGGAAGTAAATTGCCAGATGTGAGTAATCCTAATTATTATACATTAACTAACAGATTTAATAAATCTATGAATAGCTATATAGCTATGAAAACATTTATAGAAAATGGATTGCATAATGGTATAAGTGGATTATATATTGATCCAATAACAAAAGAATTATATCCAGTATTAATTCATTCTTTAATAGTTGATAATGTTGGATTAATTAATAGTGGAAAAGATAATCCAATTTTATATTCTTGTCAGATAGATAATTTTACATTTGATGCTTTAGATAGGGATTTAATAGTATTTAAATTTGGACAACATCGATATGGATTAGATGTTACATCTATTAAAAGTCTAGCAACAGAAACTATAGCCTCATTAAAACAAGGGCAAACATATTTAAATAACATATTTGAAAATGGTGGTATGGGTAAAATCGCAGTACAAGTTACTTCTAGTATAGAAGATAAAAAAGAGTTAAAAAAAATACAAGAGAAATATGATAAACTATATAGCAATTCTCTAAGTAGAGTTTTTACAATACCTGCTGGTTATCAGCTTCAGAGTTTAACTAATTCACTATCTGAAAATGATTTTATGAATATTAGAAAGTTAAGTAGAAAAGAAATATGCGCTACATTTGGACTCCCTTCTACTATTATAGGTGACTATGACGGTGTAATTATACCAATATTGAGCAATTACAATTGCAAATATATAGTGATTGTTTACAACCTATAATGACTCAAATAGAGCAGGAATTTACACATAAATATTTATCTAAATCTGATAGAGGTAAAAAGATTATTGAGTTTGATGAGGATAAATTAATTAAAATGGATTATAACACAAGAATAGATAGTTTAAGTACACTTAAAGATAAATCATCTTTAACAGCTAATGAAGTTAGAAGAGAATTAGGATATCCAGATTTAGAAAGTGAATATGCTGACGAAGTAGTTCTTACAAGTGGATATTTACCAGAATCTTTGGCTAAAACTTATTATATTAATAAAGTTGGAGCAACGGAAGGGGGTGGACAAAATGCAAATAAGGAAGATGGACAATAAACTTCATATTGAAGGGTATGTAAATATTAGCGATAAAAAATCTAGAGTACTACACGAAAATGGAATTAAATTTATTGAAGAAGTAGAACCAAGATGTTTTCAACGTGCTTTAGGTAGAGCAGATAATATTGAACTTCTATTAAATCATGACCCCAATAAGAAGTTAGGTTCTCTTAGAGAAGGAAATATAACTCTTAAAGAAGATAATATAGGTTTATACATAAGAGCAGATATCGAAAATGAAGATGCTATTAAAGCTTATGATGAAGGTGGTTTTAGTGGTTTTAGCTATGGATTTACAACAATCAATGATAAATATAGGGATTGGGATAGTGGATTAAAGTTAAGAACATTAAAAGACATTAATTTAATTGAAGTATCTTTATTGGATAGTAAAACAACACCAGCTTATTATGGAACGATGGTAAATGCTGAAACTAGAGAATTAAATACTAAAGAAGTAAGAAATTTTGTAGCGGATGAATTAGAAGAAATTGATAATTCAAGAGAGTTAAAAGAATTAAGAGAATATGCAGAAATTATTGAGGAAGTCTTAGAGTTAATCTAGGGCTTTTTATTATGCAAAAAATTGGAGGTAAAAATGGAAGAATTAAAAAGAAAATTAAAAGAAGCTAATGAAAAGATGGTTGCAGCAATAGGTAACGAAGATTTAGCAGGTGCTAAAGAACAAAGAAGCCTTATTGCTGACATAACTAAAAAAATAGATGATGAAAAGAAAGCAGAGGAAAAGAGAGCTTTAGATGCCGAAAAAGAGAAGGCTGAACTTGAAAAAAGAGAATTACAAAAACAAAAAGAATTAAGAAAGGATGATGTTAAGATGGAAAAAAGATCATATGTAAACGCAGTTAAAGAATTAAGAGAAGGTAAGGTAGTTTCTACAAGAGCTATTCAGGTTGCTGGTGAATCAACAAAGGCAGTTGTACCAGAAGAATTTTTAAAGGAAGTTGAGGTTTTAGAGGCTGGATACGGTTCATTAGAATCTTATTGTGAAGTTATTCCAGTAACATCTTTACAAGGTAAAAGACCAGTTTCTGAGTTAGGTGGTAAGTTAGCTAAATTAACACCAGGTCAAAAGATTCCAGAAGGTTCAGTAGCATTTACGCAATTGACTTATGATGTAGAAGGATATGGAGAAATAGTTGCTGTAGATAACTTTTTAGATGAAGACTCAGCAGTAGATATTTTCTCTACTATTAAAGAAAATTTTGCTGTAAAATCTGTAACTACAAAGAATGAAGAGATATTAAAGCAAGTAGAGGCAAACGTTGATTCTGCGAAAGAAATTACAGTTGGAGCCACTATAATTGATGATATAATTAATGCTATTGATGGATATAAGCCTTCTGTTAGAAGATTTGTAAAAGTTTTAGCTAACTCGGTTTTAAGAGCTAAAATTAAAAATGCATTCTATGCTGAAAGTGGAAAAGATGAAAGAATAACAGTTGATAACGGTATTGTTTATATAGATGGACATGAAGTTGTTGAATTTGATGAAACTTTAAATGAGGCAATGGGATATGTAGTACCTATGAAGAGTATTAAATTCTTTAAGAGAAAGGGATTAGAAATTGCAACTTCTACTGAAGCTTATTTTGATTCAAATGCAGAAGCAGTTAGAGTTGTAGAAAGATTTGATGTTAAGCCTTTAGATAAAACAATTGTTAAAGGTATAAAGATTGTAAAGGGTGTTTAATATAGGCAAGGAGTTTCCTCCTTGTCTTATTTTAATATAAGAAAGGAGATTAATTGTGAAAAGCAGTGCTGAATATAGAAAGATTTTAAACGATCCTATTTGGGAAGATGATGAAGATTATATAAGAGAAAATGTATATGATGAAATAAAAGTTGGAATTGGTGATGTTATAGCGTTTGTAAAATGTTATGACGAGGGAGAGTATGTTGATTTATTAGAGATGTTTGAAGTAGCTGAAATTTGGATCGATAGTACATATGGTGAAGGATATAAGAAAAATGAAAATGCTAAAACTTTAGCTAGGCATATGGCTAAAACATTAACTAATTCGATGTACTTTAACAGGTCATTCGAGATATCTTCAAGTGCTAAAACTAGCATAATTATAAAAAATATTGGTGCAAAATTAGCGTGCTTTGAAGAGGAGGGATAGCTATGATACCGACTTTTTTAAATGAGAAGGTAAGTTTTGTAACTAATGAAGAAGAAGGTGAGATTTTCTCTAATAGGAGTGAAAATTTTAAGATAATAAAAACTGTTGGTGCAAGTGTATTTAATTTTAATAATAGCGAATTTGTACAAGCATATTCAACCAATCAAAAAATTATTGTTTCTTTTAGAGTTATTTACAACAGATTTACAAAAGATTTGACATTTAAAACTAAAGAGTACCAGATACTTTGGAACGGTCAACTTTATAATATTATAACAGCAGTACAAAAGGATAGGAATTATGTAGATGTGAAAGCAGAGGTGGTATTTTGATGGCTGGTTGCACTATAGAAGGTTTAGATTCGGCATTGGAACTATTTGACGAAATAACAGATGACGATATAAAGACAGCATTAAATGAAATTGGTAAAAAGGCTAAAAAAGCTATGCAAAGTGCTTCAGCGGTTGATACTGGAAATGCTAAAAGAAGTGTAAAGAGTAGGATTAAGAGAATGCCTTTTGGAATGAAATTAGTTACTAGGTTTACGGAAGAGTATTATGCTTACCAAGAATTTGAAAGTGAGAAGTCTAATCCTAAAAATATTGGTAAAGCTTATAGAGCTTTAAAGGGATTGGATGAAGAAGCTATTAAAATACTTAGCAAGATACCAGTTAAGGGAAGTGGTATGTAATATGGAAGAAAAGTTTAAAAATGATTTAGAAAATGAAAAAGTTTTAGCTTTATGCAAAAATATTTTTTATTGGGATAAGGCTGAAAATTCAAAAGAAAATGAATATATAAGATGGTTTATTTTAGATGAACAAAGGAGAGCATTTGCAGGTGGAAAATATCTATACACAGAGTTTGATATACAAGTAGATATATACACTTTAAGAAGCTATAGAAATTTATCAAATGCAATAATAAAAGCACTAGAAGATAAAAAATACACAGTTATAAGCAACGAAAACGGTGTGATAAAAAAGGGTAATATTAAGCTTTACAATAAAACGTTACGCTTTAGATTTAATAAATATAATTAGAAAGGTGGAATTTATTTATGGCATTAAGTAACATAGTTAGATTAACAAACGGTTTAAGAAAGGTAAAAATGGCAGATTTAGAAGAAGAAGGAACATGGGGCGAAGTATATGAAGTTGCAGATTTAACCGCGATGAGTGCAGAAACAGTTGAAGGAGATAGTACATATGCAGCAGGTAATGCAATTATATACTCTAAAAAGTCGGTTGGTAAAACAAATGGTTCTTTAAGTTTTTATGGTATGTCGGATGCTACAGAAGCTAAACTATTTGATATAAGAGAAGCTAAAAATGGCGGTAAAATTTACGGGATGAGGGCAAACAAGGGGTATAAAGCAGTAATTATAGAATGTACAGCAGTAAATCCAGCAACAGGGGTAGAAGAAGATGTACATATTATATTCCCTAAAGTTGCACTTGGGATGATTTCCGACCAAGTAACTACTAAAGATGCAGATGGAAATGAGCAAATTGATACTAAGTCTTTAGCATTTACAGCGTTAGCACTAGATAACGAGTTTAAGACTTATAAGTATATAAATACAGGTGCAACACCATCACAATTAACTGCTGATATGTTTGTAGAAAAGCCTTCAGTATAATTTTTTTAAGGACATTATTAATTTATAGTGTCCTTAATAAAGATTATAAATAAAATAGGGGGGGATGAGCAATGTTATTAACAGAAATACCACAATTAAATATAACAATAAATGATTTAGATATTAATTTTAAATTTAATTTTAAGATAATAGAAAACTTATATTATGGATTATCAGATAAGATTATTTGTAAAAAGTTAAATATAAAATATATTACACCATTGCAATTATTAGAGGGAATGGAAAATTACAATGAGGGTTATTTTATATTATTATTACATGCTAGTGCAGACGGAAGGTATAGTATAGACTTAATTAAGAGTGTAATAAATAATACTTCTATAGAAGATAAACAAGCTATATATTTTATAATTAAATCTATTATAGTACAATCTTTAATTTATGTAGAACCTAAAGAAGATGAAGATGAAAAAGAGGTCAAATCAGAACAAAAGAAAGAAATAGAAGGAGATAAAAACTATAAAGAAATATTCGAAAATTGGTATAACTATTATTATACTATGTCGGTCGATAAGTTAAAGATGAGCATAGAAGAGTTCTATAATGCAACAGCAACACAAATAAAAGAACGTGTGTATAGAATTAATGTAGATAAAAAGAATACATATATATTAGCCTATGCTGAAGTTGTGAAAGCTAGAGGACAAGTGCAAGAAAGTAATAAACCGCTAGTAGAAGAAGTTTCTAATCCATGGGAATTTATAAAAAGAATTTAATTATATAGGAGAATTTATTAGGTGGTTATCCTATTAGGTTCTCTTATTTTTTTACAAAATAATAAGAAGGGGTGATGATTATGGCAGAAAGTAAAATATCTGTATCTTACGTAGTTAATAGTAGTCAATACAACAAAAATATAGCGGATATGAAAAAAAATATGCAGTTATTAAATCAAGAAATTAAAACTTCGGCACAGGAAGTTAATACATATGGTGCTAACATTCAAAATTTAAGTAAGAAACAATCAAGTATAAATCAAGCATTAGCACAATCTAAAAAGATAATATCTGAATATGAAGCTACATTAGTTAAAAATAATGCTAGTTTAGAGAAGAACAAGAATAAATTAAGTGAATTTGCTAAAAAGAAAGAAGAAACAAATAAAGCTTATAAAGAAGCTATAAAGATATATGGAGAAGAAGCAGAAGAAACTAAAAAGGCAAAAGAAGCATTAAATGAAGCAACTAAAGCTTATGAGAAACAAGAAAAAATAGTTTCTAAGAATGAAAATGCTATAAGAAATAATTTAACTCAAATTGAAAGAACTAAGCAGGAGCAATTAAAATTAGAGCAACAATTAGAAGAGACTAATAAGGCTATAGAAACGCAAGGCAATAAGTTTATAAAGGCTTCAGAAAAGTTTGCTACGGCTGGGGCTGCATTAGAAAAAGCAGGTGGAAGCCTTAAAGGTATGGGAGCAGAAGTACAACAAGCAGGTGCATTAATAACAACCGTTTCTGCAACACTTGCAACATTAGCTAGTAGTTATCAAAGTGGGTTAGCTAAGGTTAACACGCTAGTTAACGATAGTAAAGAAGGGTTAAAGGCTTATGGAGAGTCAGTTATGGAGTTAAGTAATAATACAGGTGTAGGAGTTACAGACTTAACTGATGCTTTATATGATGCCATTAGTGCTGGTGTTGATTATACTAAATCTACTCAATTTATAAATGATGTTAATAAGGTTGCTGTTGGAGGGTTTACAGATATAGCTTCAGCCTCAAATCTTTTAACGCAGGTTATGAATATATATGGTAAATCTGTTGATGATGTAGAAGATGTATCTAATAAATTATTTTTAGTTCAAAAAAATGGTGTAACTACAGTTGGACAACTTGCTTCAAGCATGGGAGAAGCTATGACGATGGGTGCTTCATATAATGTTAGTTTAGAGAATATATTATCTTCTTATGCGAGTTTGACAAAACAAGGTAGAACAGCTAGTACAGCACAAACACAATTAAAGGCTATGATTCAGGAACTTGGAGATACTGGCTCGAATGTAGGGAAGATATTAGAAGAAAAAACAGCTAAATCATTTACTGCATTAATGAAGGAAGGATATACATTATATGATGCTTTACAGATAATAAAAGATAGCTGCGATGGAAATGAAGATGCGTTTAATAATTTATGGAGTTCTACAGAGGCAGGGTTGAGTGCTATGTCATTACTGAGTCAAGATGGTGAGTATTTTAATCAGACTTTGAATGACATGGCTAATAGCGCAGGGTTAGCAGATGAAGCATTTAACACAATGTCAAATACTAGCGAATATAAATTTAAGAAATCTATAAATGAAGCTAAGAATAGCCTAACTAAATTAGGAGAAAGTCTTTTACCACTTGTTGATGATGTATCTAATGGAATTAGTACAGTTGCAGATATACTATCTAAAGTTAATCCAGAAGTAATAACAAGTGTAGCAAAATTTGGAGCCTTAGCAATTGTATTTGGTACAGTTATTAAAGCAACAGGAAGTCTTGTTACTGTGCTAGGCAAAGGATGTACAGGAATATCTACACTATTAAATATAGCAAAAGATACTAAGAGTTTAGGAAGTTTTAGTAAGGCATTAGAGCAAAGTGATACAGCAGTTGGAGGACTTGTTAAGTCATTAGGGGGATTAACTTTAAAAGGTGGTTTAATAGGGTTAGCAGTAGCTGGAGTAGGAGCTTTAGGATTGGCTTTATATAATAATCAAAAAGAAATAGAAAAGAGCGAGAAGGCATATAAAGAATTAGGTGGTAAAATTGGAGACTTTACTGGAACACTTAGAAGTAATGAATCAATTTGGACAGAGATATTTGGAAAAGAATATAGCTGGAAGTTTAGTGAAGAGTATAAAACTGCACTAAACAATGCTGAAACTAATGTATCTAATTGGGTAGGAACTTTAAAAGGGTATCAGCAACAAATATACGATATTTTAAATTCTACGGAAATAGATCAACATACTAAAGACAAGCAAGTAGCTACATTAATAAAAGATACAATAGGAGCAGGCAGTATAGATAGTCAAATTAATTCAATTCAATCTGGAATGAGCGAAAAGGGCTTCAGTCAAGAACAAATAGATAAAACTGTAGAAGATTTTAAAAAGGCTATGGAAGAAACGTATAAGCAAATAGAAGGTCTTGAAATCAGAGGACTTGATATGATTAAAAAATACACTTCTAATACAGTAGATGAAATGGGGAATCAAGTTACTAACATTGACTGGGATGGATTCAATAAAGAATTCGGTGAATATCTAACAAAAAATAATGAAGCTATTATATCAAGTCAGCAAACAGGATATGATGATTTATTAGAAATTACTCAAAAGTATAATGATGAGCAAAGTATAATATATGGGAAATCGATAGAAGGGACTATAGAATATAATAAGAAAACCATAGAAAATACTATTAAATCTAAAAAAGAAGAAATTAAAGCATTAAGAGATAATGCAAAAGAACATGGATTGTTAACAGAAGAGTATAAATCTAATTTAGGAAAACAAGAAGAATACTTAAATAACTTAGAGAAGGCCCAGAAAGCAAATTTATTAAGACGTGCTATGTACGACAAGGAGTTCATAAAAGAGAATGATTTATTCGTGAAGAAGTTTGAAGAAGGTTATTACACTGTAAAAGACAATCTAAGTGGCATGACTACAGCATTTTTTGAAAATAGCGAAACCATGAAAATATGGGCTACTGATAATGGTTATTACACAAAGGAAATACAAGATCAGTTCGGAAATACATCTACAGTAGTTACAGATAACATGGGTAGAATTGTAGGAATGTTGGATGAAGGTTCTAATACTTTTGCATATTTTAAAGATGAAGCTACTAATGCATGTAATAAAGTTATAGAAGATATGGGATTAACTAATGCTACGGCAGAAGAAAAATTTAAAGCAATATGTTCTGCTATTGACAATGGTACTCTTAGTGCAGAAGCTTTTGGTATGACTAATGAAGAGTTTAAAGCAGTTGCAGAACAAATTATAAATGCTAGTGGCGATGCTAACAAATTAAAAGATAAATTAAATGAAATTCCTAAAAATGTTTCTACAAAATTAAATGTAGAAGGTTTAGACGAAGCTAATCAAAAATCTGAAACATTATTACAAAAACTAGGTAGCTTAGTTTCAAGAACGTGGACAGCTATTTTTGGAACTAATGAACCTCAGAAAAAAGAATCTGGTGGAAGTATCGAGAAATCTGGAATCTATAACATTAATGAACGTGGATTAGAGTTAATAGATAATCCAAGTGGTGCAAGTGCTTACACATTAGGACAAGCAGTACAAGGGGAGTATGCTTACATACCCAAAAACTCTAGGGTTACTAATGCAGTTATGACTACTCAAAAAATGAGTGATATGATTGACAGTAAATTAGCAAATTCAATAGGGGTTTATTTAAAAGAAATGAATAAGATATTAGCTAACAATAATTCGAATTCTGGGACAAATATAAATATAGATAATGCACACTTTGAAACGAAAGAAGATGAAATTAAAACTATAAATAATGTTAAAAGAATATTAAGTAGTATTAAATAAAGGGAGGTGTAAAAGAATGATTTATTATAATAAAATTTTTATAAATGGATTGCAAGTGCAAGGGGATAATTGTCCTTATTATGCTAATTTATATAATTTTTTATTAGATAGCAATAATACTAATAACGACAGCGATCTATATTCAAATGGCAGTTATAGCGGAAGTAGTAAAATTAATTCTAAGACTTTTACATTTCAAGTCGCTACAAAAGATGATGATGACATTAGAAGTGCTTTACAATTAACTCATGTTATTAGAAGTGGAGAAATACCTTTAATTGCAGATGTTGAGGGACTAGGAGAAGTAGAATGTTTAGTAAAAAAAGAAAGTGTAACTACAGATGATTTTGGAATAATGAATATAACATTTAAATTATGCGATCCTAACATTTACTCGAAAGACTATAAAGAACTTATATTAGAAAGAATAATAGAAGGTGGTTTTAAGGTTGCGTCATCCTTCACTATTCCTTCTAGTTGGAGCTACACTGAAAATGTAAAAGGTAATATTGGAGAATGTATAAATGAAGGTTATTCAACTGTATATCCTATTATAGAAATAGAGGGAGAAGCTAGTAATTTTAAAATATTAAATAAAGCTACGGGAGAGCAACTAAATTTAAATTATAACTTAGAGAGTGGGGAGTTATTATACATAGACTGTAATCCTGCAACTAGGTGTGTAAAAGTAAATAATAATAGTATTATAAGTAGCAAAAGTGGAAGTTATATAAGTCTAATATCTGGAAGTAACGAAATAGAAATAGACTATACTGGCGAGTGTGTATGTAAAGTTAGGTGGAGAGAAGTATGGACATAAAGTATTTTTTTAGATTATATACAAAAGAACACGAATTAATAGATGAATTATATCTTATAGATAATATTAAATATACTAAAACACTAAATGGTATGGGTAACTTAGAATTTAATACACCTATTGGGTACTTGTCAAAAAAAGGAATAGAGTTAACTTTGGGACAGCATATAGAACTATATAACGATAAGGGAGAATTACTGTGGTATGGAGTTGTTAATTCTCCATGTCCTTCCGGATTTGATATTAATGTTTTATGCTTAGGGTATGCTTGTTTATTAGAAAATAGAAACTTTACAAATATAGTATTAAATTCAGATAATGCATGGTCTAAGACTTATCCTAATAAAAGATATGGTGATTTGATATTTTCTTTAATAAATGAAATTAATGGTATTGCTGAGACTGGAATAAAGATAGGAAAACTTAAAGAAACTAGTTTAGTGACAGATAGAATAATAAATTGGAATGATGATTTATATGCAAAGATACAAGAATTTATAGAAGATAGTAATTGTTATTTTTTTATAGATAAGGATAGATACTTTAATTTTTACAATCAAATAGGAGAAGATAAATCTGATTATTATGAAATCAATGATTATAATATTATTGGTTCTTGGGATTACGCAATAGATCAAACTCAAATTGCGAACGTTATTAATGCTAGAGTTGTTTGGGAAGAGGAAGGTGTTACCACAGCTTTAGTATCTAGTGCAATTGACGAAAACAGTATTTCGATGTATGGCAGAAGAGAAAAAGCATTAAGTGTTAATGATATAAGGTTGCAAGAAACTTTAGACAAGCAATGTTTAGAGGAATTAAATACATATAAGAATCCTTTAGTTAGTTGCAGCGTTGAAGTTGGGATATCGGAGAGTTTCAACATATTTGATATTAACGTTGGAGATTATATATTATTAAATAGCGAACAGTATAATATAAAAGATAAAATTAAAGTATTAGAATACACTGTTAATTTAAAAACTAATACAGTAACTATAACATTAGGAAATTCTATATTTAGAGAGAATAAACTAAATATTTACAGATATGCATAATTAACTTACAATTAATATATATAACAATAAGTGAAGGAAATTATGAAGTGGACATAATTAAATGAATTGAAAGAATTTAAAAAGTATATTAGATTAAAAGGACTCTTTAATAGGAGTTCTTTTTTATTTAAAAAGGAGATGTGATAATATGGCAATAAAAGGAATATACGTTTCTGATGGAACTACATATACAGTAAGTGACATAAATGCAATAAATGATTTATCTTTTGGGGGTAAGGTTATATATAATGATGGATTATTAGTATCAGCGCAAACTACACCAAATATGACGGTTAAGGTTGCTTCAGGTTATTGCAGTACTAATGGAGCATTTTTACAGAATACAGCTAGTTATAATGTTACTATAGCTAGTAATACAGCTAGTTATGCTAGAATAGATGCAATAGTAGCCTATATAAGTGGGAATACTAGAAGTATAAAGGTATTACAAGGAACAGCAAGTGCTACACCTTCTTGTCCAAGCTGTACAGCGAGCTATTATGTTAAATTAGCAGAAGTATATGTAGGAGTAGGAGTAAGCTCTATCCAAGCTAGTAATGTAACAGATAGTAGGTCTACAAATAATCAACAAGTTATAACATCATTATCCGAGGATTTAATAGATTTAAAAAATAAAGTAGCTATACTTCAAAATAAAGATTATGAGGTAAATGAATATACAAGTGGCGCACAATATCAAAAGGTAACAAAATGGAATGATGGTAGAATGACCATATATCAAGATTTTGCTATATTGGCAGATGTTAATGTTCTTTGGGAGAATTGTTATATTCATAGTAATGTAGGAACAACGCCTACTAACTTTGCAGTACCATTTATCTCAGTTCCACGAGTTAAAGTTTCTACTGGATATAATAATACTGGTGCTTCATTTTGGGCAGTAGCGAAAGGCGCGCCAACAGTTAATCGTGGGCCTATTGTTCAAGTGTGCCGAGCTACTACTTATTCTACTTCTACAGAGTGGCATATAATCATAGAAGCAGAAGGAAGATGGAAATAATGGAAGTAATCGAATATTATAATGGTAAGGAAAAAGAAGAAGGAAAAGAATATAAGCTAACTAAGAGAGTGTCAAATAGAGATACTCTTTTTTTATATTACGAAGAAATTAAAGTAGATGAAGAGAAGATTAAACTAGAAAATAAAATAAAAGAAATGGATAGTATTATAGAAGACTTAATGTTAACTATTTTAGATATTATTCCAGTTTCGGAAGGGATGTGATTTATATGTTTCAAAAACTTTTAGATATGTATGTTGGAAGTAGAATTAACGAAGTGTATCTAGCCAAAGCTGTAAAGCTTGGATGGATCACAGAAGAAGAGATGCAAGAAATTATAGGTTTCAAGGCTTTATTGCCACAGATGTAG